GTATATTATCGTAAAGTCCTGCCATATGATGTCTCCTTATTTAGCGTTTCTTTGTGATTTCTTTGAAAGCTCGTTAAAATGAAACAACTTTACACTGGTTTTTCCGTGTGTTTTACCGGAGTGTAAACTTCCGTTAGGCATTTTGTGTGTATTGCCTGTAAACAAGGTGCCATCTTTTTTATAGTGTTTTACGTTTTTCATTTTTAAAGTACTCTAGTAATTTTTTTTCGTCTTTTAGTTTAAGCTCTAGTCTTTTTACAAGAGCATCTATTTGTTCTGCTTGCGTTTTTATTTCTTTCTTTTGAGTAGTAGCACGAAGAACTAAACCCTCAACAATAGTGTCAGGTTCTTTTTTTTCAGGGAACTGTAAAATCATAAAATCACCATTTGCATTTATCAGCCCAATAAGCTGCTGACATTTTACCTTTGGCAATGTTCTTGCCGTGTCTAGATTTAAAACTTTTACGTTTAGCTTTCATTTTGTCTGACTCTCCGGCTTTTGGTTTGCCAGCAGTCTTCGCTCCTTGTTCGCCAAATCTAATAGTTTTAATCTTGTCTCCTTCTTTTGCCACAACCACATGGCTTTTCTTCGGATGGTTCGGTGTCCGTTTACATTGATTATAGCGACTTACTCCTGCTCTAGCTAATCTAGGGTCTGGTTTTTTAGCTGACATTATGGCGTACCTGTTCTCGTAGGAGCCATAGGAGAACGTGTAATTGCTTGTAACGGCCTTTGAGCTTGTGGTTGAGGGGTAGGAGCTTGTGTAGCAGCAGGAGGCCTTACAGGAGCATTAGAAGCCTTTTCTTGTACCACAATAGCTCTTTCCTTGAGTAACTGTTCGGACATCTTAATTCGACGCTCAAACTCTTTGTCGTCCTCTGTTCCTGCTTTAAGGTTAGTAGTGATAGCTTTAATCCTATCAATCTCCACCTCTTGAGGTATAACTTGAGTTTCCATAGACAGTTTAGCGGCCCTAGCTTGTGACTCTTGTGCTTGACCATTAAGGGCAGCAGACTGTGACTGTTGAAACGCAAGCTGAGTCTGTTGTGCTTCTTGTTGGGCCTGTTGAACTTGTGGGTCAGGCTGATTAGCTTGTCTAATACTGGCTAACAGTTCTTCTCTGTTGCTTATGCTCATGTTGTCAATAACTGCCTCAATAAGCTGATTCTTAACTGGAGAATCGCCCATTGTCTGAAGCAACTGAGTAAGCTGTGCTATTTCATATTCCCTAGCAACAATACCTAGAGAGCTAGAGGCTATAAACTTGTAATCTGAAACAGGATACATTTCTGGCTCAAACTGCATGTACCTGTGTGCAACCTTAGTAATAAAAGGAATTAAGAAAGACTCTTGGAAGTTTATAAGAGTTCTCTTGTGTCTTTTTATTATTGTACCTAGACCCATAGAGAAACCAGCAGCAGACCTAGTATCAGAGCCAGCGGTGGTGCCATTAGGGTCTACGGCTCCTGTGGCTGTCTGTACCATCTTCTGCAAAGCGTCTGCTTGTGAGAATGTTATCTGTGATACTTGCCCAAAGTTAAAAGGCTGTAGAATTTCAGAAGGGTTACCGTTAGTAAGTATTACTTTGCCTGACCTAACTTCTGGTCTTGACCCTCTTGGCATTCTAGAGGCATCCATAGCTAACATAGGGTGGACTGTAAGAGCAAGAGCGTCTATTCTGGCTCGTAGTTCTGCGTCTAACGCTTTTTGTGAGTTGTATCCTTTCTCTACTATACCTCGTCCCCAGAAACGGCTAGGAACAACATCAAAAGGAAAAGCAACAACAGGACGATCCTGCATCATGTAGGGATTTTCTTCTGCTTTTAAAAGGACACCTTCGTTTGCTATAACAACAATAGCTTCTACATAGTAGCTTTCGTCAAGTTGGCCTTCAGAAGACACTAGAGGCTCTACTATCTCTATTTCATCGTCTAGTAAACCTTCTTCTTGAGCTTTGTTCAAAAGATATCTAGGGACTAGACCGTAGTAAGTTGTTTTTCTAGTTTTGTTTTCATTGTAGATGTTTGTTAGATTTCTATCGGCTTCTAGATCATTATCATAATAAGTAGTTTCTAAAGGAATATTGCGATAGACACCTTCTTCTTGCAACATCTCTATGGAGTGCAAAGGAACAAACTCATCAATAGCTACACCTAATGCTTCTTCAATAGAAGTAGCTACAGGATCAATCAAAAAGTTTTGTGGCAAGATGGGCCTAAGTTTACACACTGTACGGTCTATAATGTTCACACCTACAGCCGTTAAATCACCACCCATGACTGGTTCTGTTGCCGGTGCCATCTCTTTTTCGTTAGACAGCGTTATCTCTGCTATGCCCGTACCAAAGATAGCTGAGTTTAAGACACACTCTGCAATGGCTTTCCTAGCTTTGTTTTTAGTAAAATCTTCGTAAAGTTTTTCTCTTAGTAAAGCAATATCGGCGGGATTTTGATCGCCAATGTCATCTTTAATGTCAAACCAACGCCCCCTGCCAAACGTGGCCTCTTCTATCTCTGCTACTGTAGACTCTACGGCCTGTTGTGAAGCAGGAGATACAATGCGAGATCGTTCTGATTCTCTTGTTTTGTCTTCTGCTGCCCATGTTCCTCTAAATATACGATAATACTCGTCAAACATCTGTTGATAGTTAGTTTCAAAGTCTTCTCGCCACTCTGCACACTTCTCAATGACCCAACCTTCTAGGGTTTCTTCTTTAAATTCGTCTTTATCTAGGTTTTCCATGTTTTAGTATCCCGCGTAAGCGTCCATTGGTTCATATTCGTCAATATCCATGTCCATATTGTAGGCTACTTTAGCTAATTGATCTATATACGCTAAAGAATCTATAAGATCGTCATGGACTAAGGGGTTAGGAAATTGAAATAACTGATCTAAGAACTGTGTGTTCCAAGATCCTTTAGCCAAGCGAATGGCTCCGTGTTCAAATCGACCCTGTAATGCCCAAACAACTCTATCAACTTTCTTTTTATTTCCGTGGGTTAACTCTTCTATTCTAAAGAAGACATTTTTTTGTTTCATTAAGGTTGTTATGTAAGGCAAGACTGCGTTTTTAGCTATTCCTTTTTCTATCCCTACTGAAATAGGTTTGTAATCTCTAACGGCCTCAAAGATGCGTCTAGCAGATTCTTCTACGCCCCAACGACCATGTTTTATGTCTGCGACCCACCAACCTGATGTGCTAACTTTTGCTATGGCTATGGCTGACTCATCTAAATGGTTTGTTTTTGTTTTAACTTTGTTTACATCTGTAAAGCCAGCAAGGTCAACAGCTATGTAGTATTCCCCTTCCTCTGGTTCTTCCTCTAGAAACACTATGTCTTCTTCTTTAAACAACTCGCTACCTTGAGCTTCAAAAGAGGCTAGAAACTCTTGTCTAAAGGAGTACCGAGACATTGATTTTTCTGCTGACTCTATTTCTTTAGGGTCTAATAACGGGTTGTCATAGCTTGTAAAGTGCCAACCGTTAAAATCTTCATCCTCTGCTAACTTAGAATAGTTGTATAGCTCATAGAAATGATTACGACCCATAGGTGTGCCAATAAACAACGCATGACCCTTTTGGTCAGCTAGGGCAGGTCTTAGGATCTGCTCCCATACAGCAGGTTTCATGTCTGCATATTCATCCATACACAGAAACTTTAAAGAGACACCACGCATAGTCTCTGGTCTATCAGCACCCTTTAGGGCTATTGTGCAACCGTTGACCAACTTAATCTGAAGATTATTAACATGACTAGAAGCAATAACACCGTGTCCAAGCTCCAATAGAAGCGTCCACATAATATCTCTAGCTTGTCCTTGAGTTGGAGCAACATAAAATACTTGACCTGCTTTTTCGCTAAGACCATTGATTATCAATAACCAAGCAGCTAACCTTGATTTACCTGTACGACGACCAGCAGCTATTACTTTGAAGCGTGTAGGGTCGCTAAACACCTCTTGCTGCCAAGGGAGCAACTGTACGTTTAAGTCAGTCACTCAGTACTTCCACATTACACTAGGGGCATTAGCGTCAGACTCACGGAGATCAACATGGATGAAA